GGATTACTGACGGCGCTGCAATCTCAGGATTCACATCCCACGACGCACTGCGTAGCCAGTTATATCGCTCTGCATTCTTGAATACTTCCTGATTGTCCTGAATACGACTGAACACATTCTTGTTGAGTTCCTTCAATCGGTCAATCTCGGTGCATAAATCAGTAATGATTTTACGAGTGACATGGTAGTCATCGGTCTGTGCATAGCGTTTTGCTTTTTCAATTAAATCATTATTCATAGTGTATCCTTTATCTCTAACATTCTTCCGGTTTGTCCATTATACAGCAAAGAACCACAATTGCCAGTGTAGCCACTAAATCGATTCTTTAACACCCTGACACTAGTAGTGTTGCGCTCAATCATATCTGCAGCCTGTCCATTACGCTCTAGCCCAATAACGATGTCAGAGAGCTGTGCAATAGCGCCTGAACCACGCAACTGTGCCAAAGATGTAACAGCACCTTCCTCGTGTCCACGACCTTCGTTACGCTTTAGATGTGAGACACAAATCAAACTGATTCCGGTCTCCTGCACAATCATGCGTAGCTTAGTCATGATAGCGTCTAGGGCTTTACGCTCATCACCAACATCACCACCACTGACAATAATACTAATGTGGTCAAGAAACACATAACCACAGCCAAGACCTTTAGCCATGTAACGCACTCTGTTGACAATATTTTCCAAAGAAGTGCTGCCAAAATGGTCAAACAAATACAAACGGTCAGTTCCCAAAGTTCTATCAAATGCATCTTTTAACTCCTCAGAAGTAACTTCAACATCAGGTAAATGAATTGGTTTGTTCACCGCCAAAGACATAAGCGACCTAGCAGTCTTGCGGACTCCTTCTTCAAGAAACATAAGTCCGACATTGTCACTAGTTTTGTTAAGGATATGCCAAACGATTTCTCGTAAGAACTGAGATTTGCCAAGACCAGAGCCTGCTGTGACCATGACAAGTTCCCCTTTACGAATGCCGTATGTGAGTTTATTAACGCCGTCATACGGATAGTCACAATCAGCTTTCTCAATAGGAGACGATACCAATTCCCAGAGGGTGTTACCTTGAATAATTCCATCAGGTATGTAAGATTCAGCAGCCCACCAAGTATCAATAAATTCTTTACTAGCATCATTTTCAAGGTAATCAGAGGCATCTTTGTATCCTGTCTTGTGTTTCATAATTTTAACTTTGCCACCAAATAACTCCGCTACTGCTTGTGCTGCTTTCTGTCCGGGTTCATCGGCATCAAACGATAAGATAATAGTTTCAAAAGAATCAATCCATTCGTATTCTGCTTTACAGTCCTTCAGAGCGCCACTAGCGCCACTGCGGATACTGACACAAGGGTATTTGCTACCTTGCATCTGATAAGCCGCTAGAGCGTCTAATTCACCCTCACAGATAGTTAAGTAGCGACCTGATTTAGTAAACAGATTCTGACCAAAGAGTGTGGCTTCCTTGAAGTCACCAGCAATGCTAAACGACTTAGCCTCCACCACCCTAGTCTTAATAGCAACCATCTTGCCGTCAATGTCATAGTAGGGATAGTAGTGTTTACCATCGTCCTGTTTAACACCAAAGGCTATGCAAGTAGCCGAAGTAATACCACGATTAACGATACTACGAGAAGAAGCAGTGTCATAAAAGTTTAGTTCCTTGTTCATTGGTTTTTTGTAATCTTTCGTAATTTCACCATTCCTAGCCTTGTATGTGTGGCATACATGACAGTAAGTGTGTCCATCGCTGTGCATAGCGTTACCATCGCTTGAACCGCACTCGTCGCAAGCCATGTGATATAAAAATTTACTCTCGGTCAATGTCTTGAACCCTCTGCCTGAATAAGTTGACAACGAAGTGCCTGCACCTCTGCTAGTGCCATAACTAGTTCGGTTTGTGTTCGCACTAGTTCGTCCTGTAATGCTTTGATTTGGTTCATCAAATCTTGTTCGCATAATTCTCTATCCTCGCTTGTAAAAGTTGTCATTGGTTTCCTCCATTTCCAAAAGTTATTCCAATTCACTAGGTTTAGTGGCGGACACTTCCATACCATCTTCAGTTCCTTCAAATAATTTTAACTCTTTTGCACAATGAATGCAAAGGAAAACATAACCATCCGGTATGATGCCTCTACGAAGTTCATCATTCTCAGCCTCAAGCATTGCTCTAGTTTTCTTAGTCATAACTCTCCTAATGTATCGTATTTGTTACAATAACCCCACTTTATGTATCGTTTATGATACATTACGACCCCAGCGATGCCCACAATCAGGACACTGCCACGCCGTAGTCCTATCTAAATCCCTGTCATAGAGTCCAATAGCCCTGCCCCATTGTCCTTGGGTTCTATCTGCGCCATACGACTTAGCACTCTTATCCGCCTGTGCCTCTGAGCCTGTTTTCTCAAAAAAGTGTTCCCATATAGAGCCACCATCTAAATCAGTCTTACACTTCGGGCAATAGCCATGTTCATTTGATGCCATGGTGTGCCTCGATTGCTCTGACAAACTGCACCACCCCAGCGTGCGTATTATAGTAAACATCTAAGGATTCTAAGATTTTATCTAGTTCTTCCTCGGTTATCGGTTTACGATTTAATGCTTCGGTAATCTGTTCACTTAACATCAATCACTCCTTGTATTCTGACCCTATTCGGGTAATCCTTCTCAATCCAAAAGCAACGATAAACCCCATCTCTGATGCTAAGCCAAGCCTCATAGCGTTGGTATTTGCCTGTAAAGTCATCGCAGCCAGTGTGGTCAAAATCAACCTGATTAGCAACCCAGCCACATAGACAACCCAGTGCAAAGACCCCAATGAAGATAAGGTCTTTAATCATCAATCTCCTCCGCTACTGCTCTGCCAACTAATCGATTAACCTTATCAGCAATCGCCGTTGATAAATCATCCATGACCTTATCATAGCCATAATCACCAATTAAATCAACCATATCCATCATAATAAAGTGATAGCGTGCTTCTTCGTTATGGCTTTGATTCATAAACACCCCCCGTTAGTTAAAAGACAATACCAATTAAAAGACAGAACCACCCAAAAGTCAATACATAAGACAAAAATAAACTACTTGACAACAATTCAAAAGTGCATTATAATAACTACATAGGTAAACAACATAGACTATCGTTGATTGTTTCTTTATGTTAATTGATAGTAGTCTATATTCACAGTTACGATATAGACTATATTGACTATACCGATACCTATATTACCCGCAAGCGAGTGCATTATCGCTCATCCCAATCAGTCCAGTAGTCACCATCTTCGTATAAATCTATCTCTCCATTGATGTAACCCTCATCATCAATCAACGATTCAGGCAGTGCCGTATCCGACTCCGCCATTAAATCTTGCCTTACTTGGATTGGTATATGCGCCTCTATTGTCTTTAAACAATCGGTGCATATCTCAATATACTTTTTAGTAAAAGCGTGTTTAATCGTCGCCTCATAGTCTGTCAGCATGGTATTGCAACATTGGCATCTCATCTTAAAAATCTCCTTCAGCAATATTCTGAGCAATATCTAACCAATAAGCCTTAACCTTGTCTATCACTTCGGCGGGTGCGCTATCGGGTTTATAGTCCTCATCTAGCTCTAATTGGCTTAGCGCCTCATCCCAATTATCAGAATCCGCCCAATAGCACTGCCCGTCACTAGCGATTAGACAATCAACTGACTCCTGAAATGCTTCGCTATCATAATCCCCGTCGTCGGGTTCATAGTATCGATTATTATTGTAATTCATAAAAGCCTCTCTATTCAAGAAAAACATAGTAGCATAGGGCTACCCTTACCTATCCTGAGAAAACCCCGTATACGCCGTTTTAGAGCGTTTTAGAGGTATTCCCAAGTATAACATAACATCATTCCAACAAGGTGATAGAAAACATACGCTAAAATAAGATAAAAACATAGCCACCAATATAAGGTTTTCATTCTGTTTTTACCCTCTCCTGAGTGAGCATTTTAGTGAAATCCTGATACCATTTATCAAAATCGTTAATGCCATACATAAGCCTAAATTGTGAGTCTTCTAAGCGCATTGCCATAAATTCTAGGTAATAGTCAAATCTATCCTTATTCATATCAATACCCCTCTTTCTCAGATAACCACGCTTTAATCAATTCGTCAATGTCTTCTGTTTTCTCAGTGATAATATTAGCGTCAATGATTCGCTTAGCGATATTACATAAGTGCCAGCGACTTTCTGCCCTAGGTCTATCCTCTAATATATCGCCAATTTGTAGCGCCACTTCTGTGGCTATTTCTAGGTGTGAATAATTCATTAATAAAACCCTTTCATAAATAGAAAACAATTACATAAACAGCAACAATGCAAGTATATAAGCATACACCGGTTAATAGCAATGATTTAAGCATGGTTTAAACCCTTCGCAATATCATACCCTGATATTCTCTTAATCCATCCTGAACCGGTCCAATATTGACCGTTATATGACCGCTCAATATCTATCCGGTTTTCTCCCCAATTAATTAAAATCATACTAGCATTCTGTTTAATACCTTCGTTTACTTGTTTTTTAACTTGTACAATGCTCGGTTTTCTACCGGTAAAATCGTATTCATACAGCATAATAAACCCTCCTAGTAATAGGTTACGATTAGCAAAATACTAATCCCATAAGCGCCTAAGATAAGCGCCTATAGGTTAATACTTAATTAATGCTTACGGTAACTTATGTTAGCTATTGTTTTATCCCAGCAGGCACGACAATCTAAGCATTTATTACCCTGCTTATAAGCAATACACTCCTGCCCGCAAGGGTTAGCGCTAGAGTGTACGGTGCTGGTATTTTCAAACCCGGCTAATGGTTTGGCGTCAACCATTGCCGCCGATAATCGTACGCATAGATTAGCGGGAAAATCCCCGAATATATCTCGATAGCGTAATATAAGCGCTTTTTCTCTAGTAGGTAACCAGAAGCTAACGCTCGGCAATGCTTCGGCAATTTTAACGATATCTAGTAAGTGCTGAAAATTCTGGATGTCGCCAGCGTCATGCCACCTAAAATACGGGTTTTTAGTTTTCTCTATTAATATAATCATACTATCAACCCATGATATAGAGCTAAGTGAACGCTCCCGCTTATCATGCGCTTTCGTAACGCTCGGGTATTGGTAATTAGCTTTTAATGCGTAACAATCAAAACATACGCTACCCTTAATTTTAGCTAGTTTAGCGCCAATTTTGCATAGTTTAGCGCTTAT